TCATTCAGTGCGTCAAAGCCGTTATCGTAAAACTCGCCTTTTGCTACACTATCACGGAAGCTGGCACACGCAGGTCGGAGCAAGCCGTTACCAAACGACATCCACTTTAGCATTGAGAAATTCGGAATCTTTGACCGAGCAATATCGAGCGTAGCATCGGACATGAACTGCTTTAGATAATGCTGTGCGCTGTCAGACTCCCATTGGAAGATAAGCGTCGTATCGTCTCGGATACTTCTCCACACATTCATATCCTCCATATCAGTGTTGTCTGGCGTCAAGCGCTCAATCCCAAGCATTTTACAGGTATCGTTGATGACACCGATATTATCCAAGCCAAGGATGTCAAGCTTGACATACATCAAGTCGTCCAGCTCTTTCATGTTAATCATGGATACCGGATACTCGGATGTAGAGATACTGCACAGACCAACTGTTTGGTCAATAGGTAGGTCACTGATAAGGACTCCACTCGGGTGTGTACCGATGGAGACGATTGTTCCATTAACGATGTCTACATACTTGAAGACATCTGGGTACTTCTTTCGGATAGCATCTTCATGGAGCTCCGCTTCTTTGCAGATGTGGTTCGCCACTTGAAGATAGTTCATGTCTGCGCGGTCTTTATAGAGAGCGCGGCAAACATCGCGGATTGCGCCTTTGAGTGCAATGGTGTTAAAGGTAATAATTTCTGCTGAACGAATACTCGGCAGATTCATCTTATCTTTAAGCAAGAACCGCTTAATTGTTTCTCTGTCCTTGCCAGAATAGTCCGTGTCAATATCAGCGTTTGTAACACGGGACGGATTCATAAAGCGGAAGAAGTTCAAACCATACCTCATACTGTCCATCTGCGTAATCCCCAAGAGATACGCAATCATGCTACCTGAAACTGAACCACGACCGTAGCCACACTGGATACCGTTTTGCTTTTCCCACTCACGCAAGTAAGTTTGGAGCAGCATAAAGTCAATTGATTTCGTTGCCTTATAAACATCGAACTCTTCATCAATAGTTTTCTGCAACTCTTCCTTTGTGTGATGCTTGAGTGCATATGGATGGTTCTCAACTGCTGTCTGAATCTTGTCACGGAACGTCTTCTCCGGTTCAGAGTAGATATGTGGGTACTTTGTACCTCTATCTAATTCAAACGGTTCTACCATATCTGCCATCACATTGGTGTTTTCAATGGCTTGCATATATTCTGCTTCTGGAAGCGACCCTTGCTCTCTATATGCAGCAACTAACTCGTCGTAAGTCTTAAACTTTAAGTCCCAACGTTCTTCACCATCAAACGTAATGTTTTTAGATGCCTGTAAGATACTTCTTCCTTTTTCATGCTCTGCATTGAGGACGTGCGTATCAGTTCCTGCAATCAAAGGGACACCGGTACTCTTGCTAAGCAATAACAGTTTTTCATTGTAGGTGACCTGCTTCTCATCCATGTGGTGACCGACTTCCAAAAAACAGCGGTGCTTATTTCGTTCAAGAAAATCCAGATAATACTGCTGAACCTGTTCGTCACCTTTTCCGAGAACGCCACCGACACAAGCCGTAGTGATGATAATGTTGTCAGATGTCGCAAACAATTCGTTGAACGTGATTCGTGGGACGTAGTAAAAGTGGTTGTCGGTTCTACAGAAACTCTTAGACACAAGGCTGTTGAGTTCTAAGAACCCATCGTAGTTCTTCGCAAGCAAGACACAGTGGTAGTTGTCTCTGATTTTTTCGTCGATGTTAAGCGTAAGATATGCCTCGATGCCGTGGATATACTTCATTCCAGCAGCTTCGATAGCACTTTTCTTGTGCCACCACTCAAAAACAGAGCCATGCTCCGTAAACGCCATTGCTTTCATGCCGCACTCTTTGGCACGCTCTATGTATTCGCCGTACTTTGTAACGGAGTCAATGTTGGTAACACCGTTTGAAAGGTCACTATGCAAGTGGTATAGGGTGTATTGATTGCTCATCGCCATGACAGCCTCCCGTCGTAGAGTTTTTTCCAAGTGTCTTGACCTCTATCGACAGGACTGTCCTTATCGCCAAGCAAATCTTCCTTGTCCCAAATGTATTCAACGTTGACAAACTGCTTTAACCGCTTGATATTGTGGTCGTCCCTGATGCAAACATCCTTGTCAAGGGCGAAAACCACCCTGCACCCAAGGGAGACCAGCAGTTTCATCTGATTCGGATTAAGATGCGATGTCAAAATCGCACCAGTGTTGTGTATCCCATATGTATCTGCGAGTAAAACTGACTTACATCCTTCGAAAAGAATGATTTCTCCCTTTTCCCTGATGCCTTCCATGTTTTCTGCAAGACCATAAATAGTTTTCAGCTCACCCCACGCCATAAAGTAGGTGTATTTACGCAAACCTTTTTCTTTCCATGCCGGGTCAAGCGTTCTACCACCTACATTTACGATTTTTCCATCTGGATTCCGTATTGGATAGACCAATCTATCCGAAAAGCTGTCGTAGTACACTTCAAACTTGTCGAGTGAGCCTTTGGATATGCCCTCGCGCTCCCAAACAGCTAATTTGTCCGGTTTTTTTTCGTACCGTTCCATATAATCGTCTGGGAGCACAGTTGATTTTGACTGCTTCTGCACTTTTTTCGGCGGCATAAACCTCTTGGCGACCTCAACTGTCGCCAATTTCTTTCTGGTGACCACATTACCATCGACTCCGCTGTAATTCTTCAGTTTTTCGATAGCTTCGGCATAACCACACTTGTCGTAATACCGAATGAATGTCAGTACGTTACCGCCGATACCCGATGAAAAGTCGTAAAATGAGTTTGTTTCCTTACGAACGGAGAAGGAGGGGGTTTTCTCATCTTTGAATGGCGACAATGCCCAATATTCTCCGTTCTTTTCTGTGAACTCTGTATATTGCGAGATGTATTCAAGGATATCGACTGATTCAATCAGCTCAGATAGCTCCACCCCACCCCCTCCTTCCGTATTTTATTTAATTATGTTGACAGGTTAAAAAGGTGTCTGTGGAATATGCTGTTTCGCCTGTTCATAGAGGATGTGATTTCCATCGAACAGCAAATCTATGTATTCGTCCTGCGTCATCTGCATACCATTACGGTTTACAGTTACACGGAGTTTTTTGTTGCCGCACTCGGCACCATCGGCTTCGATTTCCTCTGGCGTTTTATCGGAAATCATTGCAATGGTTGATGCGTTACGAGCAATTTTTGCACTATCGGCAAGCTTACCGGTAATCGTTGCTTGAGCGGCGCCAATACCAGCAATATTCATCTCACCACAAATCTGATTCTTCACCATATCTACAAATCTTCCAAGCTCTTGATAGCTGTCAAACGCATCGCCCTCGCCTTTACCCTTGAAGTAATCAACAATAAGAACATCAAGCCCTTGCGTATGTTTCACCTTATTCACAGCCGTAAAAATACTCTGTTGGTCAAACATTGGGATATAGATATGGGTGAACTTGCGCGTTTTTAACCATTCCTTTGCATCCAGAATACGCTTTTCCTCTTCGTCGCTATAATTGCCAGATGTCAATCGCTTGTACTCAATACCAGATAGGTGTGCCAAGATTCTTGATGTAAACAGTCGCGTATTTAGCTCACTGTCCAGATAGAGGACTGCGTAATCCTGCTTCAGCAAGTCAACTGCACAATTCAAAAGCATCATACTCTTGCCCTGTTTTTGCTCTGCGCCAAAGATGAACAGTTCTCCACGCTCAATGGTCGCATAATCGTTCAATGCAGGAAACTTAAAGGGAATGCCTGCGTATCCAGCGCCTTGCCTGCCTTTGATTTCTTCCCAGCATTTATCTACGACATCTTTGTATGGTGGGACTTCGTTTGTTGCTGAGAACTCCATCATCACATCATCCAGCATCTTGTAGATTTTCTGTTCGATGTTTTCTTCGGACGGCTGAGTGCAAAGCTTCTGGCACTCTTTGAGTTGCTGAAAAGTATCCCGCCTAAAAGCCGCATCCATAACATTGTTGACAAGCAGCTTGTACTCTTCAACAGTATTTCGAGCAATGCTGTCACTGTTGTCCATCAATGTATAGAGCTGGTCGATGCTGAGCTCATCTGCAAAACGCCTTGTCGCTTCTTTCGCAGACAGCGCTTGGATAATGTTATACGGGTCAATCGTCGTAATCCCGTCTCGTGCAAGAGAACAAATCGCCTGATAGATATAGCGGTTCTCCTCGTTAGTGAAATGGTTTGGCAACAGTTGCTCTGAGTAATATGAGAACTCCGGGTGATGAATCAGCGTAGCGATAATGCCAGCTTCGCTCTCAACCCTTGCCATATCTTCACTTGCCCTAATAATTCATCACCTCTTTCTCATCAACTCGTAATACTCACACATATCCTGCATTTCACACAGGTGTGTGCATTTGAAAAACTCTACTGATGGTTTGAAATCTGATTCCTCACGAATCTTTCCGATGCTCTTCGCAAGCCATTCTTTAGATTCGGCGTATGCCTGTTCCTTAAATGGCTCTATGATAAACAGCTTATCTCTAAAGCAGTTGAAGCAAAGACTCTTTGGCGTCTTACCATATTCTTCTTCAACTGCCGCAGAGTAGATATAAAGCTGTCTTAAATAAGCATCCAACTCTTCGTCAGCCTTAGTTGGTTTTGCTCTGCTGCTTCGTGGTTTCAAAATCCTCGACTTGTTGTCTACGACATATAGGTCACCATCTTTTTCCCCAAGGAAGTCTATGTAACCAACAAACGGGATACCGTTTACTACGAAGTCAACTTTCTTTTCGACACCAACCATGCCATACGGGAATGGCTGAAGTGCTTTAAGATATTGCAAGCCGCCAGTAAAGTAACTACTGAACACCTTCCTGTTTGGAGCACGTCCCACAACTTCAGTTTTGAAGCCTTGCAAGTACATATCGACAATCTGCCTTGGCGTTTTTTCACCTTTGTGATACAACTCAATAAGCTTATGCATAAAAGTACCATAGCTTGAAAAGAACATATCCTTACCATGAAACTTCTTTATGTACTTCAAGTACCACCTATACGGGCAATCCTCAAAAGCCTTTATTCGTGAGTAGCTCCACACCATGTCATCAATGAGTGGTGCGTAGTTTACTTCCCCCATAGGCGATTACCTTAGAATGGCAACCGGCTGTCATCAATTTCGCCATCATCAACCGTAGGCTGAGGGTCTGTGGTTTGAGAGCTACTCTCGTCGCCCTCAACTTCAAAGGAGAACATCTTGAAGTTGGTGTACGTCACCTTTTTCTCCTTGTCGTACTTTGTCGTGACATCAACGTCTCCAAGCTTAATGCGCTCGCCCTCTTTCAGACAAGCAGCTTTCTTTGCTGCCGCAGTCCCAATGGCAAGAACAAAACCGGAAAAGTCTTGCTCGTACTCATTGGTCTGCTTGTTCTTTCTGCTGACCGACAACCGAACCTTTGTGCTCGTGTCGCTCATGGGAGTTACTTCCCAAATTTTTGCATAGGCACCTGTACGAAAACCCATAGTGTATCACTCCTCAATCTTAAACGTTTCCTTGAAATCCGACAGAAGTTTTCCTGCCAACACGGACTCTGTAATTGCAAAGTAGTTGCCGCCCTTTGCGTACTTGGATACAAACTTTTTAACATCGTCTGTTTTATCCTTATGCACACTGAGATACTCTTTCAGTGTCTCATCAAAACTCTGAATGATTTGCTCGGCAATCATTTTGTCCTCTGCTGTTTCCGCCGCTCTCTGCTTGCTACGGAATGCATCAGGGTCTGCATCAGGTGTAGCAATATTGAAGAACTTGAGCAGGAAATAACGATTCGAATATGTCAAACCAGAGCCAAATGCCTGAGAAGCATCTCCCTGTTGCCCAACAAGCGCCCACTCAACATCGATACGCTCTTCCGGGTTGTCGTTATCAACCCAAGACCACATCATATCCGCGCTAACCAAGACCTCGTTGTTGTTTTCTTCATAGATATCACCCTTGCCGGTAGTCTTGGTCTTTTTGTATGTATAGGGGGACACAATTGTGCTGCCCTGCTTGATGTTCGGAATCAGAGACAGACCATACTTGTCCATAAATACCGAGATTTTTGCGAGAATCTCATCCTCGGAAACATACTTGTAACCGTAGCCACTCTTGTTCTTCTGGATGACCTCCACTTGCTTTCTGATTCTGGCAAGTTTCTGATAAATGTTCATCTGTTCTGCCATTTCACCCCTCCATTAAATATGTCGCTCCCATGTCGGCAAGATGCAACAGGAGTGCCAGTTTGCTACGCTCAAAAATCTTACCAATGAAAGCGTTACCACCTTTTACTGCGGTGTCCCAACCGCCCATGTGGGCACGAATTGCCAAGATTTCTTCTGGCTCAAGGCGAATGAAATTCTGAAGGATGATAATAGACTTATCTGCGTGTTCTCCACAGGGAAATTTTTCATCAACCTCATAAACCTCTTTTTTATACCACTGCCCAGTCTCTTCATCTTTGACATTCCGAAAGCCCTTTTTGTAGTAGTTGACTTTACAAAGGTCATGCATCAAAGAAACAATTGCGATTGTTTCCTCGCTATAGGTGCCTTGTAGTCCGGCTGCCTCGATTCCGATTTTCAAACAATCATAAACATTAAGAGAGTGTTGCAAAAGCCCACCCTCATAGCATCCATGATACCTTGTCGAAGCCGGTGCCACGAAGAAATCAGAATGTTCGAGCCAGTCCAGCAAAGAGTCCGAACCCTCTCGCGTAACTGTTTCCTTGTAGACCGCGAGGAATCTTTCCTTTAATTCGCTCAATGAATCTCCTCCTTAATCAACGCACAACAGCTTGGCGAAGTTCTGCATGATTTTTTCATTCTTGTCGTGAGTGGTGCTGAGGCTGCTGCGAGTATCATTCAACCGCTGCATATATGTATCGATTTCATCCATCGTGGTCTGGATGTCACTGTTGACCGCTTGCAGATTATCAATGGTGTTCTGAACCATCTGAACCGCATATGCGGACTCTTCTGTCAATTCAGCCAGACGCTTTTCCTTTTCCTGCAGCAAGTCCAATGCCTCTTGCTTTGTCTTCTTGAAAGCCATACACTTTCTCCTTTCTTTCCAGATTTATACCTAAGCCGTTCGGCGATGTATGTTATTTAATTATGTTGATATATGTAAAAGAGAAACCCACTTCTGTGGGAATCTCTTCATTCGCTTCGTCAGATTGAAAACGCCAGCTTCCAACGCTGATAATCTTCCATATAATTTTTTTCTATGCGGTTCTGCTTGTGCTCCAACTTGATTCTTCCGTTGAGCACATAAGTTCTGTCAGCGACAAAGTCTGTTGCTGCTTCTGAGAAATCGACCGGAATACCGGCTCGTTCTCTATCGTACATTCTGTAGAATAACCCTGACATCCATACTCTGTAGAAACTAAGTTGTTGCTGGGTGAGTCCATCTTCAATGGCTTTTGCTGATTTCTTAGATAGAATTGAACGAAGTGTCGCGGTCTTTTTTACTGCGCGAATACCACGCATCAAAGTATCGCCAGAAACTCTATCTCGTGTAATCGTTCGAGAGTAATTGGGATTCTTGTAGCAGAAGCTATTGAGTTCTGCTGCTTTATGGAACGCTGGCAGTGCTTCACGATAAAGCGGGACGTGCGTATCTTGATAGACAATTTCCATGTTTGCGAAGTCAATATCAGACGCTCTTACGAGAAGTGTATCATCTTCTTTGATGCCACCAAAAGCCATCCAATAATAACAACGGTAGGTGACATCGATTGTCTCTTCGCTCTCTTTGTCAAAGACCTCATCAAGAACACGTTGAAGATGGAGTGGACTTGAGACCATCTGCCGCCTAACTTTTGCCAACCCCGCCGCCTCAATATTAAGCATCCCATCGCAAGCGTCTGGAACCTTCATGGCAATACACCATTTTACATACTCTTTTAATATCGTGAGAGACATCCACTGGCTTCTGGAGCGCAGTGCAAGTATCTCATCGATAGCTGGCTGCAGTTCTTCTCTGTCTCTTGTACAGAGGTCTGCATTCCACGAAGTTTCATACGGTTCAAACGCTTCGAAAACTGTTGTGGCAACGTTAGCCGTGTTGATACTCTTGGTATAGTCCTTAACGAATCTTGACTTTAACTCCGCATTGTACATAGCGAGCCTCCTACTTAGTATGTAGCATTATGCTGGTACAACAGCGTTTAGGGCTGCGGCTTTCTTCCACACAGCAAGCAGCGCTTCGATGTCCAGATAGGCGATTGCACCCGTCGCCAGCAAGTTTGCTTCGGTAACTTGCTTCATGTACTCCTCTGACAACGTAGTGATGTACTGCCCGAGGCGTTCTTTAGACATACGCTCTGGGTTTTCGCAAAGAACCATGCTGTCTCTGCGAAGCCCACTATCTGCTGCTTTGATGATAACGTGTGTAGGTTGGTTCGTCTTTTTGAGCGAACTGGTAAGTGGGAGTGCGATGATGTTGGGGCTGTATGCATTCCCCATGTTGTTCTGGAAGACGACGCCCGGACGCCAACCACTCTGTTCGCTGCCACTGCCACCGAACTTCATCAAATACACTTCACCAATCTGTGGAACCCGTTCTTTATGATTCTGAAAACCCAATGCGCTAAACCCCTTAAATACAATTATGTTGATGGTTGGAGTATAGCACGCCCAATATGGCATAGTCAAGTCAATTATATAGACAACATCGAAAAATATTTAACCGGCTAACAGGGTATAGGTGATTTCTTGTTCTTTGTCGTTTCTACCTCCACAAAAAACTGTGAAAACAGTTCCAATCACGGTCATTTCAGTGTCTATCTCGACACAACGTACTCGGTCAAAGCATAAGGTATTTGCTCCAGATTTCAAGCAAATCATATTGGGGTTCTCGCATATCAACATAACCGGGAATGACAACTTGAATTTGCATGGGTCTGAGACGCAATACCAACTCTGGTTCTCTGTGTAAAAGGAAATCTGCTGAGGCTTATGGTTTTCACAATACTCTTTAAGTTCCTTGACTGAGACTATCTTCTTCATCCTGTAGTAAAAACCTCCATTGATTTACGAGAAATCCCGTGTTATACTACAAGTGAGTCATTGCTGAGTGGTGTCAACGATGACTTCGACCTGTCGTTAACGGGTCGTTGCACGCTGTTATTACGTTGGTGTTCATGGCAGTGTGCGTTTTGTGGTAGCTCGTCTATATTGGCGAGCTACCTTTTTAATTATTGACAGAAACAGTTGTTTGTGTTAATCTGTCAATAGAAACAGTTGTTGCGGTTTTATGCTACCACAAACACAGTGGTCTGTCAACATCAAAACTTGGGCTATTTTTTGGAGGACTTTAACATGGACTTCGGGCAGAGGCTAAAGAGCCTTCGTGCAGAACGGAACCTCACACAGCAAAATCTTGGAGATGCAGTAGGTGTTTCCACAGTTACAATTCGCGCTTGGGAACGCAACGCTAAGAAACCCGCAATGGATGCGCTGCTTTCTCTCGGGCGGGCTCTCAATATATCGATAGACACGCTACTGGACTTCCATTTGGAGAACACACCAAACTACGCTTTGGTTCTCACTTCTGCCGAAAAAAAACTTTTGTCCAGCTATCAAGCTCTTGACAACTATGGCAAAAAAGCAGTTGACGCAATCTGTGTACTTGAGAAGGAAAGGGTCGATGCCGCTAAAACAATTCGTGTCATTCCAAAGGTCATAGATTTTCAGCAGGTCAACAGCGAGCGATTCATTCCACGCTATACTACTCCATCTGCTGCCGGTAGCTCTGTACCTCTCGACGGGGTTGACTTCGAGATGATTCTTGTTGATAGCTCCGTACCAGAGGAAGCAGACTACGCTGTTTATATCCAAGGTAACAGTATGTACCCATATATACATGATGGTGATATGGTATATGTAAAAAAAGACGCAGAGCTTTCAGTTGGAGATGTTGGCATCTTCTGTGTCGATGGAGCAATGTATTGTAAGCAATACTATCTTGATGATAATAACAATCTGGTTTTGGTTTCTGCAAACCCAGAGCTTCGCCATACAAACATCTTCGTCTCAGCCGACAGCGGACGTTCTGTAAAAGCCTGCGGTAAGGTGCTGCTGAAAGAAAAAATTGACCTTCCAGATTATTTGTTTGAGGATTGAAAAAGTAGGGCTCACGCCCTACTTTTTTATAATTCCCAATGGATATTACCTGCTCCATATTTACCGATTGATGGAACAATAAACTCATTTGGCACCCCTTGCTCCTTTATGGCTTTCGCACACCAGATAAGAACATACGCCGTCAATGGAGAGTCTGCTGAGATACCACTTGATATTACACTGGGGCTGTAAGACGCGCTTCTGTCTGCGTCATAGTCCAAAATCTTCCCGCGCTTTGCCATCATAATTCTAAGCGCGTTTTCTGAATTCTTCATACATACTTCTCGCTGGACTTGCTCGTGATACTCTGGCGTCCATCCTGCTTTTGGTTTGCACCACCGTTCTTTTGGAAACAACTCGCAAAGTTGCTTACCGGCGAAGATTCCCTCATATACAGGAGCAACTTCCTCAGAAACTTGTTCTTTATTGTCTGGATTATGGATAAAGCTTTTCAGTCGCTGCTCAAGGCTGCGGTCTGTCACTACACTTTTCCACTCCGAAATTACCTGCTGTTTCTTGTCATACGCCTTTCGAGTGTTCCTCACTGCGTTTTTATCTGACCCAAATTTAATGAGCAAGATAACTCCGAGAATCACAGCAATCACAAGTTCCATAAAGCCACCACTACATCAGCCTAACGCAGACTGGATATGTCCTTTCGCATCATCAATCTTTTCGAGCGCATCACTGAGACTATCAACCGCATCTTCTATACGCTCAAACTTCTCTGTTCCTTGCAAGTTTTCAGGATAGTTATCCATACAGTCTTGCTCACTGTCGCAGACTGTTTCCACAATGGATGCAGCATTGCTCAGCATTTTCAAGGCGTCTCTTAGCCGCCCTCTTCTTTTCTCATTCACTCATACGCTCCCATACATTCGAAATGTTCAACTCAATTTTGATGAACTCTCGACCCTGCTTTGAAAAGCTAAAAGAGTTCAGTTTCGTAATTAGCTTGAAGAACCCGTTGGTTCTTCCCCCGTGAAGCTCAAGCTCATCACACACAATGACAATACGGAGTGTCTTTGCTTTTTCTTCAATATCTGCATGGACACTTTCGCATTCAATTTCAGATACCAACTCATCCACGCCATCACAAATCTCATCGATTTTAGAAAGCATTTCTTCTGAAATCTTATAGTCGCGTCCAAAGACCTTAGAACCATCGCTAATCAACTCCATGACGGAGTCTTTGCAAGTTGTGTACTCCATTCCAGCCTCCTCTTATTCAATCGGTTTAGTGAGACCGTGGAATGTAAATGTCAAACGGACTCGGTTCTTAACCAATGGATAGACCTCCATGTTGTTTGCAAACTCTGCTACTCTCGCAAACCACTCCGGTTTGTCAAAAGCCAGCGTCTCTCCCTCGACACTGATGCTCCCCATCGTTTTGAACGGTGTATTTAATTTGTAGGAAACTTCAACGTCAGAATCCCTTGTAATGTATTTTAGTGCCGCATGAGCAAACTGCATCTGCTGCAGCTTCATCGGATTCAAAACCGTTGTCTTTTCTTCATCTGCTGCGACATCGTCCTTAACGCTATCGATGAACTCATCCATTGCGTTTCGCAGCTCCTCGTCTGACATAAACTTCAAGTCAAAGCCGTTATCCATTTGACCACTCCTTCAATTCAATTCTATCACAAAGATACAGATTATCAAGGCAAATCAACCAAGGTTGCACACAATTTCAACCTCTCCAACTGCATTGTCGCCCAAGATATGTAGCAAAGAATTCGCAATCATGTTGACATCAATTCTCCCGTTAAAGCACAATGAAAAGCGCTTCATATCCATACTCTGTTTGGAAGCTACTTCGTCCAACTTGGTAGCTGGTACATCTTCTACTTCTACTTCGGCATCCTCATCAGATGTTTTCCCATGCAGCAATTCATCCCACGCATCCTTTTGCGCTGTACTCATAGAGTGACCAACTGGGAACTTGATATTCAGCTTGTTCATTTGGATATGCCGACGAATCGTAAGTGGTTGCACTCCGAACATGGCGGCAAAACTCGTTGCGTTAGCGCCATAGTTTTCCATCATGTGTTTGAGATACTCTTCTTGCATTGAAGCCGTCAGTGCCTTGAAGTCATCCCATGTAATTGGCTGGTTCAAATTAACGGTCACAACTTTCCCATTCCTTTCCTTCCATTGTTTTTGCGTCATGTGGTCTGTTGACATTGAGCATTTCTTGCTCTTGCTTCCGCACTTGCGGTACTTTGCTTGCTGTGCAATACGTTTACGCTGCCAGCAATCATACTCAAAATCAGACATCATTGCGCACACCTCATTCTCTTCGAAACTTTGAACTTATCCTCAAGTTCTTTCGGTGTCCGTGCTTTTCCAAGCTTCTTAAACTCTCCGTCAACAAGCTCATACAGGAAATAAAACTCACGGCTCTCTTTACTGGTAAGAATAAAGCAGAGCTCATGCTCGGCATTATAATATCCAACCCAGACTCTTTCACCTTTGGGGTATTTGGGTTCAGCCAAGAAGCTCCACCGCCCTCTGCATCAAAGCATTGTGTTCGTTTTCTAAAGCACCCGAAATCACTTCATCTAAAAGGCTGTTAAGGATTTCGCCAACACGTTTCCCTTGTTCAATGCCGAGGTTCATAATATCTCTTCCGTTGATTTGCAAGTCTTTTAATGCGAAACACTGCTCCGCTTCTAAAACCTCAGACATAATGGAACCGAGTGCAATGCATCTTTCGATTCTGGACTCCTGTGTGCCCTCTGCATGGGCAAGAATATCAGCCATCCGCACATCCAAAAACTGCGAGAACCGACGTTCACCGAGTTTATGCAGCCATTTGCGGACTGTGCGGGGTGTTGGCTCAATCATAGTGTCGTGATAAAGCACGAGTTCAAGAACTTCCTGCTTTGTCTTATTATCGAACCGCAGTCTATCCAAAACTTGTTCTGCAATATCACGGCTTGGTACCCCATGACCGTGGAAGTGCCCACCGTTTTCATCTTCAGTGTAGCATTGTGGCTTTCCGATGTCGTGGAGTAGTAAGGCTACCTTAACAGACACATCGGTACCCTTGTAGTTCGCAACAGCGTGGGCAATATGCTCGTACACAGTGTATTGATGATACTTGTTGTTCTGTTCAAACCCAATGCAAGGCTCCATTTCTGGAATAATCGTCGCAATAACATCTGAGAAATTCAGCAGCACATTTAAGATGCCGTCGCCGAGCAGCATTTTGCAAAGCTCGCCATTGATTCGCTCTGCAGCAATACGTTTTAGCATCCAAGCATCCTTGTGGATGGCAGCGGCTGTCTGTTCTTCGATAGAAAAACCATAGGTCGCTGCGAATCTCAGCGCTCGCAAAATGCGAAGCGCATCTTCTTCAAAACGCTCATCAGGATTGCCAACACAGCGAATAATCCCTGCTTGTAAATCATCTCTCCCGTGGAAGGGGTCAATCAATCCAGCACTGTTGTACGCCATAGCGTTGATGGTGAAATCCCTGCGAGACAAGTCCTTATAAATGCTCTCGGTAAACTCCACATAATCAGGGTGCCTCCCGTCTGTATAGTTTCCATCAATTCGAAACGTTGTGACCTCATACTTCCCAACAGTGCCCATGTCAACTGTTACTGTTCCATGCTGCAGCCCAGTATCAATTGTCTTTATGCCACGATGATGCATTAGTTCCTTAACCTCGTCCGGTGTAGCAGAGGTACAGATATCCCAATCTTTTGGTTCTTTCCCAAGCAGACTGTCTCGGACACATCCGCCAACCACATATGCCTCATGGTTTTCATATCGGAGATTCAGCAGAACTGCTCGCGCACCTTTAGGGATAGAAATCTTATGCATCAATCGCCCTCCTGTTTACACTCATAACGAACTCCTCAACTTTCTTCATATCCGGGTTATCTGGGAGGCTCGTGTTTTGCTTTGCATAATTGAGTCGTTTTTCAAAGTCAGAAACCATTTCAAAAAACTCTGGTCTATACGTTCCATCTTCCAGTTGATAATCACCCTTACGGATACTCATCAGCAGAGGCAGGTCATCACCACGATATGTGACAATATCCTCTTTCTCCAGAATATCCAAGCAGAGAAGGTACAAGCGAATAAGATGCATCGCGTGTTTGTTCAAATGCTCATCGTCCTTCTTGTGGTTTCTGTGGTTGAGCTTCTCATACGTCCCGATAACATTCGTCAGGTCGTTGATTATACTATTGAACTCTCTGACCGGATACTTTTTAAGCTGGATATCTGCAAAAATTTCACGGTCTAAATCCTCTCGCGGACTCTCATCTGTATAGAGAACAATGCTGCCGTTTTCAAAAATCGTGTATCGACTCTCAAATGATTTAACGGCGCCTTTCATAGAGTTGAGAATATGTTCCTCTCTTCTTGCCTGTGACAGCCTATCTCGCGCAAGAGCATTCTCCAAGCGCCGGAGCTGCTGATTCGCATAACCTCCAAAAGAATGAACTGCTCGTTTGGACAGAAACATTTTTCTGTTGGCAATCATTTCTCTGCCAATGTCTGAGATGTAGAAATAGTGCTCTGGCTTACACCCAAGCATTTCAATCGTATTTGGATTACAATTTAGGAGCAGGCTCACCAGCTTATTAAAAGCATAGATTGTCGTATCCGTTTGTGTATTAACGACCTGCTCAAAGCTCGTCAGACCAAGCAAATCTGATTCACTGTTCAACGCACACCCTCTTACATCAACATCGGATGTTTCGACGTTCGTTCCATAGGAATAGCTGCCACCAAGCGTAAGAAAGATAATCTTGCGCCCGAGGTGCTCGTTTGTTCTAAGGAAATCATAAGCAGAACCGTTGACCATCTCTTTGATTTGCTCAATCGTCATAACCTTACTCCCTTTCTTCTCTCGCCCTGAGCGCTGAAATGCACCCAGCTAAAATCTGTGCAGCTCTTACGGCTTCATCAGCCGTGTTTTTCTTTGAGAACGAAATTCTGATGGAAGACCGCGCTTCATCTTTGGATAATCCCATTGCAGATAAAACGTGACTTGGTTCTGCTTCGTGACTCCTACACGCAGACCCGGCAGAAACACAAACTCCCTTGCCGTCCAACATAAGCAAGAGCGTTTCACCATCAACGCCGTCCATTCTCAAGTTAATTGTCTTTCCGGGTGTAAGAATCGACATACCATTTACATGGACGCAGCTTTCATCACCCGTATCTTTAAGCGCTTCATTCAGCGCCATGAAAAATCGCTGTTTCAATGTTGAAACCCACACCGTATCTTCGTGCAAACTCTTCGATGAAATCTCACAAGCCTTTCCGAATCCTACGATACCAGCAACATTTTCTGTTCCGCCCCTCAGCCCGAACTCTTGCTCTGAACCACCATATACAATGGGTGTAAGTTTGGACTTATCCTTTGCGTACAAAGCTCCAATGCCTTTACACCCATGAATCTTATGTGATGACACCGAAAGGAAATCGCAACCGATTTTCACTACATCAATAGGATAGCATCCCGCAGCTTGCACGCAATCTGTGTGGAACAGAATCCCGCGCTTCATGCAAATCGTTCCAATATCTTCGATTGGGTTGATTGCGCCTGTTTCATTGTTCGCAAACATCACAGATACGAGCCCCGTATCTGCCCGTAATGCGCCCTCAATGACAGCAGGAGAGACCCTGCACTCACTGGATACCGGAATATACTCTACATGAAACCCGTCTTTTATAAGCGATTCTGCGGCTCGTAGGACGGAATCATGCTCAACTGCCGATACCAAAATGTGTGTCTTACCAACACTCTTCAGATAGTCCTTCAAACCCTGAAAGACCAAATTGTTTGCTTCACTGCCACCAGATGTAAAAATGATTTGCTCTGGTTCTGCATTGATTAAAGCTGCCACTTGCGCTCTGGCTTTCTGCACAGCCTCATTCGCAGCTCGTCCAAACTTATAGAGGGTTCCAGCATTACCGTACTCTGTCGTTAGGTACGGCATCATTGCTTCAAGAACCCGTTCATCCATTTGTGTGGTGGCAGCATTGTCAAGGTAAATCACAAGTGACCACTCCTTTTGTTTTATATGATGCACTAATACCACTCATCAAGCGCCTTTCAAAGCCTTGTGGCACAAGTGATTCAAGCCATCATTTATTTCTAACAGCCTCGTTATGCGAATTTGCTGCAATGATTTCATCAAGCGTCCGAGGTGTGTAGTCCATCCACGGCATCATTGCTCCGACATTAAACATCTGGCAAGGTGTCGTGTACAGTTCCTCCATTAGATACTTGTCATGCTCCATCATGTTCCACTCGAAAGAATTGTGGACGTGTCCATACAAGTGAAAGGAACCGTAAAAGTGATTCTTAAAGCACGGAATTGGGTAATGGCAAAGAATCACTGTTCGACCGTTGTCCTTCACTTCGAGATACTCTGTGACCTTAACAAACTCCCGCAAGAACTTGTTGTCATTGCACCGGTCATGGTTTCCTTTAATCAGAAACTTCTGTCCTTTTAAGGAACGCAAAATGGGGATAGCATCTTGTGCCTTACACCAGAACATATCCCCAAGAACATACACGATGTCGCCCGGAGAAACCACGGCATTCCAACGGTCAACCAGCGCCTCGTCCATCTCCAGAAGCGATTTGAACGGACGATTATCAAAGGCAATCACGTTTGCATGACCATAATGCCAATCCGAAATGTAGAACTGTTTATTGCTTTGTTCTTGCATTTTTTAACTCCTCGATTCTGTCTGCCGCAAGAACGAGCAGCCACTTTGGAACACGACTTTCATCTCCCATTCGCCCCGGTGCAAGCGTTGTTCCGTATTGGCGGAGGAGAATGACCACTTCGTCATCCAGAATTTGTTTAGCTACATCGTGCAGGCTTCCGATTGCCTGTAATCTTTGCGGCTCGTGCGATTTTCTTTTAAGGTACTCCGGCTTGCTTGCTGGACATTCATAGCAAGAATACATCTCATAAATACCACAGCCACCATCTTTATAGCAACTCATATTTTTCCTCCTTAGAACGGAAAGTGCTCGTCTTGCTCAACACGAATAAGCTCCCGAACCCTTAACAAAAACTCTTCTTCATCCAGAGCTTGGATGTCTTGGTATCGCAGGTACTCAATCAATTCATGGACAGCCGTCGTCAGTGCTATATCGATTTTGTTTTCGACATCTGTCTGCTGGCTCAGGAGCCCTTCTGTGTGTTGCCTGTTTTGTTCTATTGCGGTGCCTAAATCTCTTTGTGTGTTTTCGAGACGGCACTCTAAGCGTCCGATTTTCTCATAGATATCGCAAATACAAGTGGCGACTTCAGCCGGTGTCATATCCATTTTTCAACATACTCTCTTTCTTGCGAAAAAATGGGAGGTTCTCGGTCGATAACCCAACGGTTTCTAACGACCTCAACCATTTCGGTGTCGCCTTTATCGTTGAGAAGAGGAGCGGTCTCTTTAACTTTTGTTTTGTAGCAAACAGAACCACGCTTACAATCAACAGGGAAGTCATTCCAATTGATGCCACGTTCTTTCCAGAGCATATCTTGGATAGAGTTGCAGCTCTTGCCGTGGAGTTCTTTCTGACTAAAGTTTGCGTGACCGACCGCCTCAATACTATTGCGAGTCGCATCTTGCTGGCGCCAAATCAGGCAATTGCAAACTTCGTCTTTTGGAATAGAAAAAACTCTGGCATCAAACATGGCTGTACCCATCTTTGCGACCAGAGTTTCAATGTACTTATTTGTGCCGTTGTCACTGCTGCGCATCGCTTCGGGGAAGTTCTTCCACAGCTCAGCAGCGTAGGCATTTGAAAAAGCAAGCGTAGCCATTGAAGCGGAAACGCTGCACATCTTTTGGATGTTGTATCCGAACCATGCATCCGTTGTAATTGTTGCATAGTCGGTAAGCACCAACGTGATTTCATCTGACTGCGTATATCCAAAAACACAGCCCTGAATGTTTTCACACAGGTACTTCATCGTATTTTGCATTGTTGTCATCAGGATGCGGTCAAATGGCTTTTCCATACCTCTTGTGAATGTATGAAACGCCTTGCCGTCCACTCTGATAATGGTTGGAATCCGACGAGTCAAATAGTTACGAGCAATATTCTCGTAGCCTTTCATTCTGTCGCCGAGTGAATCATATTTCTTACTCAAGTGGGTTCACCTCCAAAGTATGTATGCAGGCTTGCACCTGCAATTATGATGCGAAGTATCCAGACGGCATCTCAACAAATGGATATGCCGGAGTGGGAATCAGGCACAGACCCGTTTCTGTGCAAGCATTTGGTTGATTCATGTCAGTTGCTTGTTTGAGGTCGAAGATGATGACACCCTCATCTGCAAAGCGAACACCCGGTGCCTTTAACGGAACATTCATCTCGACACCAATACCGGCTTTTACAAGTGCCGTCAGCGCACGATTTCCAACCGGAATCATCCTCTTCTTGGGCTTTCCGTCTTTCATAGAATCCGACGTAAAGAACTTCATCGCGTTCGGTGTTTCTTTGGCACAAGGCTGCAATGCAATTTGTGTTTTGTCTCTGCTGATGAACAGCCGCACAAATGGCGGATAGCCAATCTCGGAAGCCGTTGCAAGGTTAAAGGAGATGCGGTTCTTCAGGATTCGAACCTCTGCAATACTGAATGTACGAGGGACGCCAACTACATCAAAGTTGTCTAAGATACTCATTGTTTCCATCCTTTCGAGGTTTAATTACAAAAAAGCCATCCAATATCCGAGGGACATCAGATGCAGACAAATCTGCCACCTCATCAACTGAGGGAACCGGAACGACATTTTCGCCCTTTAGAATCTGTTGCACCTCAAGCCAAAGTTCTCTCGGAATAATCGCTTCGTGATAGCCTTGGATAAAAAACTGGTTAGCACGTCCGTCGTTCCGAATAGAGCGATGCGAAAAGATATCCACGGTAACGGTCTTCTGCATCAAAACGTCACCGGAATATTTCTCATTTGTCAAGATTGTCTTTACCGTAGAGTATGTCCACTGACCACCTCGTGGGGATGGAATACCTTGCTGGTTTAAGATGTAGCAGATTTCAGGAATCGTTTTGTCATCGTAGAACATTTGATAAATCAGCCGCACAACATTCGCTTCAGGTTCGTAAATCTCCAGCAGCCTCTTATCTCTGGTGTACCCATAGAGGTCTGCGAGCTTTGGGAGCCCCTTCTCAAATCTTTTCTGGAACCCCCATTTCACGCTCTCAGACTTTGCTTCTGACTCGCCTTGCGCAATAGCAGCCATAACGACCATCAGAAGCTCGCCAGTCTGTGTCAAGGTATTGATTGCAATATCCTCAAAATAAACAGCAACCGGCTTGTCCAGTGCCTTGAGCATACGCACAGTGGCAACGCAGTCAACAACATTTCGTGCGAACCTTGCAATGTTTTTCACGATAATCATGTCGATTTTGCCTGCTTTACAATCAGCAATCATCCGTAAGAAGTCCGTGCGTTTCTTTACGGAAGTCCCTGAAATCCCTTCATCGGCGTAGATGTCATAAAGCCGCCACCCCGGATGCTTCGACACATATTCTTTGTAATACTGGCACTGCAGCTCGTAGCTTGCGAGCTGGTCTTTGTTGTCCGTACTGACTCTGCAATACGGCGCGACCACCAATGGGTCTTCTTCGCTGTGCTCAGTAGTCTTTTTAATCGAAGCGGGAATACACTGGACTTGTGCGCTATGCTCATAAGCATTGCGTATCTCATTTTGTTTATTTGTTTCCAACTTGTGTCACCCCTTTCGAATATGTATCTGTAACTTAGGGTGACCTATCGAGATGCGGGTGGGGATTTGCACCCCACAATCATTAGTCGTGCACTTTCAACACGATTGACGTTTGCAACCGCCGCGCAGTATGTCTTGCGCCGCCCTGACTGCCGTTTCGATGGGTGTTTATTAACACCAGCAGCGCGTCTACCTATTCCGCCACCGCATCATTGTTAT